AATGATTTAGCACATTGATAAAAAAGATCCTTGTTGATAGGATCTTCTTCTTTGCGTGCTAGTTTTCGGACTTCGTAAACTAGTTCTGAAATTTTCATATTAACTCCTAGGACAAGGTTAGTAAGTATTTGGTTTGTTGCACCAAAGCAAGCATCTCATCCCTTATATTTAACAATGCAGTTTGACTTGGATCTAATTCTTTTGTAATTTCTTGAGTTAAATAGTCTTCAAATGAATCAAGAACTTGAACAGCACTAGTTCTATATGGACCATTTAATTCTAAAGTATTAATTTGTTTTAATTCGTCTTTACCGAGAGATCCCATATAAGTCTCAGCAAATGTATCTAATAGAGCATCAATACCTGTGTAGGCTGCTCCTAATGCAATATGTGCGGAGTATGACTTAGTTCCCCAGTGATGAAGACGTAATTCATTTTGAAAATTTAAAATTATTTTAATGCAGGACATGTTATAATGTTTCTTTCTTTATTTTTACATCTCGACCCAAGCAAAATTATTTCCATCATAATAATACGTATACATTTTACCAAGCGTTATCCAAAATTGTCCAACAGATGGGTTGATTGGTTTAATATCAGAAATTGAAGTTTCTGTTGATCCTGTAAATTCCCATTTGTTATCATTTTCCCATGGTGCCGAAGTAGTGGCAGCAGTTGTTTTAAATATCTTTCCTTGGTATAAAACATAATCACCAACAGAATATATATTTAAAGTACCATCGTAAGATAATTTTTGATATTCTCCACGAAACATTTATATTATGTTTTAATTTCGTTTATTTTATATGGTCTAAATTGAGCTGAACCTGGATAATTCAAATAACCTGTACCATTTGGTGGGTATGGTCCACTATATCCAGTTTTACCGTCCTCACCAGATATACTTGCACCATAAGAATATAATAAAGGTGGTCCAAGATTATCTGAATTACTACTAAATGAGGGCCAGTTACTTTGGTGTACTCCATATTGAAACCATCCAGTAAGGGATTGATTTACAATATATTGCATTCTCCATATTAATTCACCAGTATTTCCACCTGTTAGATTTACAAGATAAAATGTATATGCTGTATCAACAGTAACACCGGATCCAAAAGATACACCAATAGCAATAGCAGAACCAACAGATAACGTTAATCCTTTTGTGTTATCAGTAGTTAAAAGTATTCTATTTGTACCAGTTAATAAATTTCCAACTCGTTCTTGATTACCATCTGGACCAAGTTTATATGCTACCATAATGCCTGTTGAGCCAGTTTTTGTTATATCAATACCAGTTTGTGCAGATATCATTAAAGCTAAAGTGGTACCATTTAATTGAGAACGATACAATGATGGTGTATAAATATACCCACATCCACGTGGACCAGACATATAGATATCTAAAACACGAGGGCACCTAGAACCTGGAGTTTGTCCTGCTCCCGGTGAATTTTTAAAATCAAAATAATAAGTTTTACCTAAAGGAGTTGTCATGTGTTAATTAAATTATTAAAAGTTATATAAGTTATAATTGCATTATTATCAGACAAATTTATAAATTCTATTGTATCTGTATCACCCATAAATTCAACATCAAATTTAGCAGCAAATTGTTGATTTGCATCTAGCATATATGGTCCAGTATATTCAACCCATTCACCATTTAACATATAACTAATTTTAATTAAGGCATTACTAGAGTTACATGATATTGTGATTGGTTCATCTGTACTAATACTATATTGTTTATGAAAAACAGTAGTGGGAAATTCACGTATTGGGCATTCAACGCTTGGAATTGTAAGGGTAGTACTCATTTTTTATTATGCTGTAATAGAAGCTTCAATAGTTGTTAAAACTGCATTATTATCACTAACATTTATTATATCAATTGATATAGGTTCATTTAATAAAACATCATTTGATTTACCAATATATAATCTAAAATATCCTGCACTAACGTTTACACCACTTATATTACTTAATTTAGGTTTAGTAACACCTACATCAGTTGAATAATAGATAGAATAATCTGCTAGTCTACCTGCATTTCCAGTAGTTCGAACATAATTTATATTAACTGGACATGTAATATTTGTTAATGTTTGTGCTGTTAATGCAATTTGTTGTGTTGTAGAAGCAGGAACTATTCCTGCATTTTCACTATTTGGGGTAAACGCAGGAAGTGTGTATACACATGGTGTTGATTTAAAATTACTAGATTCAGATTCATCAGAAACACTAACATAATCATACATCATCAAATCTTGTAAAGAAATATTAGGAATTGAAAATCCATTATTTTGGTTGACCCAACTATTTGTTGTTTCATTCCATGAAAATGGTCCCATTGGAGTATTAACAATTTTACCAGTGTATCCAGAAGACATCATTGAATTCTGCATACCTTCCATAAAAATTTTCATTGATTTACCTACACCCATAGATTGATTCCTCACCTATATTTATAGAATTTGTATTCCCTCATCATTGGTATAATAAATTTTATGGAATGCTTCATTACACCATTTAACACATACAGAGCATGGTTTTGAGTTTCTATAGTTACCAAATCTATTAAACCGAAAATTAAGAAGAGTTAACTTTTCTCCTCTTAGGGATTTTGGTATTTTTCGGTAGGCATCAAGTTCTGAGTGCATATCAGAACCACGATATCCCAAACGAAAAGTATCGGGGTGGGTCTTAAACACATTTTGACCCACTGCGATAATTTTCCGCTTATATATGACCAGTGAGATGTGTTTCTTTTGTCTCTCCATTGCCATTGAAAGGGGTTTGGCAATAGGAACAAAATGTTCAATCACATGATCTATATTCATGATTTACACAGTTAACTTTAATCCACTGGGACCACTAACGGTTCCAGTTGTAGTAACAATACCCTTGTTGAGGCTACTATCATACTGTGATTTTAGTTCATCTAGAGGATCAACAGTAAACGCAACAAAGGTCTTTGGGACAGTAACACCCTTAGAAGCCTTGCTGTACATCATCCAAGGCATTAGTCCAATTTGACCTTGCTGCATAGGAATAAGAACTGCAGGATCTTTAAAAGTCCATGTAGTATCAGTTTCACTAAATCTTGCTAAAATTTCTTCACCCGAATTAAGTCTAAATATCTTTACATTACTCATTTTGGTATCCTTTGTATAATTTAATTATATCACTCGTAATAATAATAGCAAGCATCAATCATATGAAATCATTTAAACAATATTTGACTGAAGATAATCAAACCGTTCAATGCGATATTAATGGAATATGCAAGGTTATTAAAGAATATGAGTCTGCTGGAAATGAAGAAAAAATTCTAGGTGTATATAAAGATAGTAAAAATTTAGATACTATTGGTCATGGACATTTGGTTACACCACAATCAGAAGCAATATTTAAAGAAGTATTTCCAGAAGAACACAAAAAAGATCCAAATTTTGGATCTAATGTTTTACGTAAAGGTGGAAGAATAACACCGGAACAGGCTGATGCGTTAATGTTGAGAGATGTTACAAAACGGTTACCAACAGTTAAAAAACTTGTTCCAAATTTTGAAACATATTCTCCAGAATTACAAGCTCATCTTGCATCAGAAGATTTTAGAGGTATGTTGCGTAAATCACCAAAGGCAGTAAAATATTTAAATGCAGGTCAATATGCTGAAGCAGGTAAAGAATTTTTAGATGCAGATGATTACAGAAATTCTGTAAAAGAAAAAACTGGTATTGCTGGAAGAATGGAAGCACTATCAAACGCTATGATATCTGAACCAACTCGTCAGAAGAAACCTGCGAAGTAAACCACTCAGGTGCATTACCGAGTTTCCATTTAGCAAATCTGGCTTTCTCTCCAAGGTAATATGCCCGATATGCGGCTACACCATCAACGTTCTTATATTGTTCTGGCATTGCTTGTGCAAAGTCAGTACAAATAGTATTTGGAAGATTGCTTGGTGCGTTGTGTTTAAACCAATGTGCCATACTAGTAGACTTATGAACCTTTTCATATCTAGCAGTATATTCTTCTGTCAATTCAAAAGTATGGTTGGCTAACCAGTAATAATTGGACTTAGATGCTCTTGCCCAAATAGTACATGGATGATTATGAAAACATGGCTTGTATAATGCTGGCTTGTTATCTTGTACAACATCTAAAGAATGAACCGTTGAAAGCATCTGACAACCTTCAAGAATCATTTTAACAACATGCTTATCACACATCATCTGTGCAGCAACATACGGGTCTTTATCTAAAACAAAAATATTCATATTTCATGTTCCTCAAAAATGTTATTGATTGTACGGTTAACCTTTACCAATGTACCATTGGAGTATAGAGAAGGCAAATCAAAAGCACCAACGTAAGAACAAGCCGAGCGCAAACCACCAAGAATTTCTTGTATCGTATTGTATACAGGTCCACGGTAAGGAACCTCCACTGTGCGTCCCTCTGACGCACGATATGTGGATAGACCACCATTGTATTTGT